AAGTCAGTCACTTATGTGACGATTGGCGAGGAGGACGCGGCAACCTTCGAAGCAATTTCAGCGGGCCGCCAATTCGAAGACATTCAAGCGCGAATGACCTTCCGCCTCCTGCAAAAGATGATGCTCAAGGAGGAGATGGCAATCCTTGCTGGCAATGCATCGTTGGCGCTCGCGACGCCGGCAACCCCGACATTATCGGCATCGGGTAGCGGCGCGACGCTCCCGTCTGCAACTTACTTTGTAAAGGTTGTCGGGATAACCGTCGAAGGATATCAGAATTCGACCATCCTCAACGGCGTCGCAACCTCGAAAAACGTCACCGGAGCCGACGGAAAGAGCTATATGCTTTTCGGCGGCTCGTCGAACATCAGCGCGGAGGCGAGCCAGGCTGTAACACTCGGCCAGACTTTGTTCTGCAGTGTCGTCGCAATGCAAGGCGCGGTTGCTTATGCCTGGTATGTCTCGAATGCGACCGGAACCGAGACCTTGCAGGCCATCACGACGATAAACAGCCTTGCCCTCAGTGCCCCGCTCAGCACCGGCAACCAGTCACAGACCGCGATTACCGCAGATAATTCCGCCAACTCCAGCTATGCTTATGACGGGTTGTTGACCACTGCGCTCAAACCTGGCTCGAATGCCTATGTCAACATCATGGCGACCGGAACCGCGGGCACAGGGACGCCGCTGACTGCATCGGGTCGTGGCTCGGTCGTGGAGATCGACACGATGCTCCAAAAGATGTGGGACAATTTCGAGCTTTCACCAACCGTCCTCTACGTCAACTCTCAAGAGCTGAAGAACATCACCAGCAAGGTGCTGTCGAACGCCTCGGGGCCGTTGCTGCGCTACGACTCGCCGGCAGACGGAAGCCAAGGCGAATATCATGTGACCGCATCCGGTGTTGTGCAGTTCTATTATAACCCCTTCGCGATCGACGGGGGGCTTCGGATCCCGATAAAGATCCACCCGCGCGTGCCACCCGGCACGATCATCGGCTGGACCGAAAACCTGCCGATCCAGTACCAGTCAAACGAGGTGCCGAACGTCGCCGAGATCAAGACCCGGCAAGATTACTACCGGATCGACTGGCCGATCGTCACGCGCCAACGCCAGGTCGGCGTCTATGCCGAGGAAGTTCTAGCCGTCTATGCGTCGTTTGCAATGGGTGTCATTTGCAACATCACCAACGGCTAATGGCTAATCCGCGCTAACAAGGGAGTATTCCGTGTCTGATCTAGTCGCATTACGGGCCGTCTTCCCGGTGTGGGACGCTGTTGGGCACGGGACGGAGCGGTACTCGCACGACCTCGACGGGGTTGTGCGGGTACCCCGCGACGTCGCCGTACACCTGCTCCACAATGGCGGCTATGTTGTCCACGAGAGCGATGTTTCGCCGCCGCTGCACGTTGGCAGTGCCCTGGAGGCAGCACGATGACCACCGAGAAAAAAACGACGAGGACCATGACCGCCGACGATCCGGTGGCGATGGTGATGCAAGACATCCATTACACCTTCTTTACCACGGCACGATCCTTTGGGGTACCGGCGGCACTGGAAGGGCTGGCCAATGTTTTGATCATCAACCTTGCAGCAGCCTATGGTGAAAAGGGGGCAATGAAAATACTCGGCGAAATCGCCGCAAACGCGACCCCAGTCGCTCGTCAGTGGAGCGCTTTCGCTGCCTTCGCGGATCATGAGCCGGGACATGCGTGATGGCGAACTTTGCGTCCCTTGGAGCAAGCTTTGGCGACCTGACAACGCTCGCCGATGTCAAGGCGTGGCTGCAGACCGGGCAGAGCGCCTTTCCGGCTACCGACGATGCCTTGTTGACGCGGCTGATCACGGCTGCAAGTCAATTTATTCAAACTTGGTTGAATCGGCAGATCGCCTCACAGGATTGGATCGAGACCCGTGGCGGAGTGGGGAACGCGCTGGGCCCTTGCGATGTGCGATATCAGTTCGCGGCATTCCCGGTCACTGCCGTCGGGCTCGTTGCCATCGACGGCGTGCCGATTCGGCCGATCCCGGCTCCTCTACTGGCGCAACCCGGGATCGCTGTCGTCAACACCTTTGCGACCCAAGCCGGGTATCTCTTCACCCCGACCCAGCTCGCCATCAGAGGTTACGCGGTGCCGCGCAAGGCGGGTTGCGTAACCCTGCAATACACTGCGGGCTATTCGATAATACCACCCGATCTAGCTCAGGCCTGCATCGAGCTTGTGGCGCTGCGGTACCGCGAACGCAGCCACATTGGCGAGGTTGCGCGCGCGATCGGCGGCGGCGAGACGGTTTCGTATTCCCAAAAGGACATGAGCGACTCGATAAAGACGCTGATCCAGCAATATCGCGTGGTCGCGCCGATCGCCGGCTTCCTAATGCCCGCCTCGACCCAAACAGATACGGCAACGCTCGCCGGTGTCGTATGATCACCGCTTATCTCGTCGGCGACCGAGAAGTGCTGGGGCGACTACGCACACTGCCTGACGAGGTTAATTCGAGCCTTCTGCGCGCGATCACCCGGCTCGGGATCGAACTTCAGCGCGACGTGCAGCAAGATAAGCTCAGCGGGCAAATGCTCAAAAGCCGCACCGGATCGCTGAGATCAAGCATCGACCTAACGGTCGATCAGAGCGGTGGCGCCATCGCCGCGAGCGTGTTTAGCGACAGCCGGTATGCGAGAGTACAGGAATACGGTTTTGCCGGAACCGTGAGTGTCAGGGCCAGCCTGCGGCGCATCACCGAAGCCTTTGGTCGGCCGATCGCCGAGACGACGATCAATGTGCGGGCCTACGATCGCCGCATGGATCTCCCCGAACGCTCATTTCTGCGCTCAGCGCTCGAGGACATGGGGCCGGCGATCCGCGACGGGGTGGAGGCGGCTCTGACCGAAGCAATATCGCAATGACTGTGCGGGGCATAGCCTCGCGCGATTGGAGTGCGGCCGATGATCATCCGTGAATCGATCTATGCCGCTCTATGGACCCTCGGGACCGGTGCGGCGAATTTCGCCAGCGTCAACCGTCGGCTACGACATTGGACCGATGTGGCCCCCGCCGAGCAGCCCGCATTGTTTATGGCCGAAAAAGGCGGGCGCGCGGTGACCAAGGCATTGGGATCTCCGATCGCATGGACGCTTTATGCCGATTTCTATGTCTACGTCCATTCGAGCGACCCCTACCTGGCGCCTGCCATGGTCCTGAACCCGCTGCTCGACGCGCTCGAGGCTGCACTGGCGCCGTCGCCAGCGACGGGCATCCAAAACCTCGGATTGCCCGCGATGGTGCAGCACGCCTACATCGCCGGGAAGATCGAGACCGACGAAGGCGTGCTCGGCAACCAGGCGATCGCGATCGTGCCGGTCGAGATCTTGTGCGTCTGAACTCGCCTCCCGGAGCCACACCGTTGAATCTGGCCTGTAGGAGTACCCGATGGCTATAGAAGATTTGCAAGGGAATACGGTTCTTCCCAAAAATCATTCTGAAAACCCGACCGCCTCTAGTAGCAGCGCCGTTTCGATCGACCAGCTGATCGAGAGCTGGTGGCAGGACCATTTCCCGGGCTCGGCGATCGCTCGCGACACCCAGGCCTGGAATGCCGCATATGCCGCCAAGGAGGCGCTGAAGCGGCTGTTGAAAAGGGAGTATCTGACATGCAATTGAGCTTCGGCTCGGGTGCGGTCTGGGGCGAGCGCACCGACGTGACCGGGTCCGGGATTGGCCCGCGCCAGTTCGGCGTGCTCCAGGATATCCAGATCGATTTCGATTGGACCGATAAGCCGCTATACGGGCAGCTTCAATTCCCCGTGGCGATCGCGCGCGGACAGGGCAAGATCACCGGCAAGGCAAAGTTCGCCCAGATCCTTGGATTGCTGTATTCCGATATTTTTTAGGCCTCACCCCGGCTACCGGCCAATTTGCCGTAGCGCAGCTCGAGGCGGCCAGCATCCCGGCTGTCACGCCTTACACAGCAACTGTCGCCAACGCAGCGAATTACAACGACGACCTTGGCGTCGTCTACGCCACCAGCGGCAAGCGCTTCAACCGAGTGACGACCCCATCTGCAGCCGGGCAGTACTCGGTAAACTTCTCTACCGGCATCTACACTTTTGCGTCCGCCGATGCGAGCGCTGCGGTTTTAATCTCATACACTTACAACCTGACGACTTCGGGCAGCAAGCTGGTGATCACGAACCAAGTGATGGGGACGACGCCGACTTTCAAGGCGACGTTCTACACCAACTATGCTGGCAACGGGACGGCGCTGCGTCTCAACGCCTGCATGGCCGATAAATTGTCACTGCCGACCAAAGTCGATGACTGGATGATCCACGAGCTCGATTTTTCGGCTTTTGCCGATGCCTCGGGAACGATCGGCTATCTGAGTACGGTAGAATAATGCTGCCGGGTGTCACGATTGCGATGGGCGGCCGGGATTGGATGGTTCCGCCGCTGACACTCGGTCAGCTCCGCCGGCTGATGCCCAAGGTGCGGCAATTGACCGAAATCGGCGCATCCATGGGCGAAACGCAGATCGGCGTGCTCGTCGAAATCGTCGCTGTGGCCCTGCAACGCAACTATCCCGAGGCCACGTTAGAGATGGTGCTCAATGCAGTTTTGACCGGCTCCGGGCTAAAGCTTCGGGATAGCCGCCTGGGGGAAGCGGCAGCCCCCGGGGCCGGCCCGGGGGCGGGCTCGACAGTCGCCGGACCAGCATCGAACCCCAACCAGGGGGTGGCGACGGCTGGGGCCAAATATATGGCCTCCTCGCCACCGCCTGCGGCTACAGTTATTCCATAATCGACGAAATGACGCTCTTTGATGTCGAAGAGCTCACGGCTTATTGGGCCGAGCATCCGCCGGTACACATCCTGGTCGGAGCGTATCTCAGCGTCGGCAAACATCCGCGTAGCCCGACACCATCGGTCCGCTCCGGGCCAGGCCGCGCAGCGCCGTCGGATCTCCAAGATATTCTCGCCGAGCTCGGCCCCGGGTTTGGCACCGGCGATGTTCACGCCGGCCTGCCGGGGGTGTTGCTCGATTTTGCCGAGCTTCGCGACCGGGCGAAACGTGAAGACTGGAGCCCGCAAGGCACCCGGGACGGCAAGAAATGAGCGCCCCGAGGTGCTTACTCATTGAGGGGCTAGCATGGCAGACATTGAAACGAGCGTCGTCATCAGCGCCCAAACCGACGACCTCCAATCGGGAATGGAGGCGGCGACAAACTCGGTTCAGGTGGCGACGGATGCGATGC